CCATTTATATGCGGAATTAGTTTAGAGGCAAAACTAAAGGTTTCCAACCTTTCGTCACCAGTTCGATTCTGGTATTCCGCTTTCTCCAAACTATTATTATGTCACAATATGATTTTGGAGGACTTGAAAGGCACCCTGCTAACATACTAAGATTAATTAGTGAGTTAGAAGGGTCTTATCAACTTTGTAAGTATATGGGATTTGAAGAGGACATGAAAATCCTTGATGAAATGAAAAAACCATATTACAAACTCTACTTTAAAACAAAGAAAGAGTACGACGCAAAATGAAAATGTGGGAGACAAAATGCGTTGGGTGTGATAAAATGACTCCTGCAAATAAATGCCCTCAAGTTGGATGCTATGTTCCATCTGAGAAAAAATATAAAAATTCTTTATGTAAACCTTGTTGGTTAAAACAATCCTCTTTAGTTCAGCGGTAGAACGTTTGACTGTTAATCAAAATGTCCCTGGTTCGATCCCAGGAAGGGGAGTTGACAATTACTTTGGTAGTTGTCATACATAAGTTGGTTGGGGAGTTCTGCTCCCTCTAATACACTGTTAGGTTTAATTTCCGAATGGTGTTCCAACTCATTTCAAATTAGCTCAATGGTAGAGCGATGCTTTTATGAAGCATTGGTTGTCAGTTCAATTCTGACATTTGGATTTAAAAATATATCAATCGATGAATATATAATGAGGGAATACAACAAAAAATTTAATAATGATTTATAAAAGACCATGGGGAACTTATGAAGTTCTTCTTGATGAACCAAATTATAAAGTTAAAAGAATTGTAGTTGATCCAGAAAAAAAATTTTCTTTGCAGTATCATAATACCCGCGCAGAATATTGGACAATTGTGGATGGGTCTGGTTCAATTGAAATTGATGGTGAAGAGCACATCGGAGTTGTTGGTACTTTTTGGCATGTTCCATGTGGAATACTTCATAGAGCCACTGCGGGAAAGGATGCTTTAACTTTTATTGAAACTCAAATTGGGGAGTGTGTTGAAGATGATATTGTTAGAGTCGAAGATGACTATGGTCGTACATAAATATAATGTCAAATGAAATGATTTGAGTGAAAAAAAATGATTACCATACGATGCAAGCAATGCAATACAGAGTTGACCAGTAAACCAAAAGTTCAAGTGTGTGGTTGCTCAAATCAAATGAGAATTGTTGACGATAAAATTGGTGCAGTTGACCTTGATAAGGTTGTTATGGTATCATATGATAGGGAAGTGAAAATTGATAGTCATTTCTCATCTGAAGAACTTGTTTATCAAGAGGCAAGGCGGAAACGTAAAGTTCGTAGATTGGATTTTGAAATTAAGTAAGGAAGAGGTCCGGTTGGTCGAGGACACCGCCTTGAAAGCGGCTGAGGGTAACACCTTCGCAGGTTCGATTCCTGTTTCTTCCGTTAGGAAATACAAACACAACAGATACTAATTAGTAGTTCTCTGTATTAAATAGTATTGTAGATACTATTCATCTATCATGCATCCAGACGAATTTGCCAATTGGGCAATCATCAAAGAGAAGTTTGAGGAAAACGGCACAACAGACAACTACTATTATAAGCGAGCTTGTGCTATAGTAGGAGGACTACCAGACCCTATGAGTAGTTTGCCTAATGTCTCCCAGGATGAATGAAATAAAACCAGAACACTATATAACCCGACAAGAATGTCAGGAGATGATTGATGATGCCATACGAAAACATAATCGCAATGCTGGAATTATCAGTATGTGCGTTGGTTGGGTTGTTCTCGCACTTTTTGCTGAGGGTCTTCTTCGACTTATCGGAGTGATTCCACCACTGTTACCTTGGTTAAATATACAACTATGATGAGCGGATTATTTGTCTTTGGATTTATTAGTTTGATGGTTATTGCAATGGAAATAACATGGTCTGTAAAAAATAGAGGAAGATTAAAATGAAAGTTGGAATGATTGGGTTAGGTCGTACTGGTGAAGGCATGGCCCGCCGTATGCTTGCAAAGGGAATTGAAGTCTGGGGTTACAGTAGCACTAACTATGAGAATGCTTGTGGTCAATATGAAGCAGGATATATTAGTGGGTGTGTAACTTCACTGGAGTATCTTGTTCGAGCAGTTAAATCTGATGGTCTTAGATACACTAGTGCCGGAAAAGTTCCTGGTATATTTCAGATTACACTCCCAGAGCAAAAGACAGAAGACACATTTGATGAGTTACTACCGTTACTTGAAGAGGGCGATATTATTATTGATCACAGTACCAGTGACATAAAAAAATGTCAGGAACTTGAGAAGTATTGTTCTAAGTTGGGTATATCCTATATCTTCTCTGGTGTATATGGATCACCTTATGCTATTGATGTTTGCTCTAAAATTTTCCAATCACTATCACCGGGTAATATTAAATGACTTTAGCTAATGTCTTACTATTCGGAACACTACCCTTTATATGTGCCACCATTTATTTCGGGTACAGAAAAGGTGAAAATATCTATTATGAAAGTGACAAATATGACGGAAATGGAACAGCGCATTAAGATGAGGTATGCGTTTGCCATGTCATCATTTGGTAGAATGTTTAAACCCAATAATATTGTATGTGAGATGAGAGCATTTTGTAGAGAGTGGTCTGAAAATATTGATGAGATTCCACCTGCTAAAGACTTGTATCAAGTTGATCGTTATTTTCTAGAACTATGGAAGAAATCTCATGTTGACAACGGACATATTGAGTAGTATAATTTAAAGGTTGAGAGATCAACTGCGGTACTCCCCTTTGGTAGGTTCAGGAGTAGCGGCGATAGGAATCTACCACAAAATTTCATTATACATAATGCAACTATGAAATTTTATTCAGTGGAACACTGGCAAGAGAACTGGGAAGAGTTAGTTTCTAGAGTGGAAGATGGAGAGAGTATAGGGATTACAAACGGACGAAACCGTGCTATAATGATGCCAGCGGATGAGGAACTCATACGCATATACACTGAGAACAATAACGAAGCTCAGTAGTTCATCATCTGCTCGTGAGACTTGGTAGTCAGAGAGGTTTTATAAACCTTTTCCTCCAGATTAGAGGCTTTGAGATGGTTCAAATCCATCCACGAGTATTGGGTAGTTTGCGCTGGGACTGATAATCCAGAATGCCGCTATCCATATGGTGTAGGTGTGATGTAAGAAAACACGCCTCTTCGGAGAGTATTGCAGGTATCAAATCCTGTCATCTACACTAACGCTGGTTTAGCAATCTGGTAGAATGCTCAGAACTCATAATTCTGCGAAGGTGGGTTCAATTCCCACAACCAGCATAGCTTCCTCACAGGAAGCACTTGACAGAAACCCTGTCAAACCCTTATAATACTAAGGTCAACAAACGGAACAATGACACTGACTACAAAGTTCAAGAAAGACATTCAAACCCTTCGCGGTGCTGTAAATGGAGACTTCTTCCTGGATGTGAAGAATCCGAAACTTCTCAAAAAGGTTCGACGATATTATGAAAATAATGGTGTTGTCTTTTCGGGAGATGCTCTTGATGATTATGATATTCTGATTGAGCAAGTTGCAATTGATCTTGAAGCAGTAGAAGCATGAAAGTTCTACTAGAACGTTTTCCATATCGTTATGTTGAGTGTGGCACATTGGAAATCAATGGTATGCCAGACTATCGTATTCAAAAGGCAGATAGTTGGACAAAAAGATACAGTGATATGTATCTTCTTGACAATCAGATGCAACTCTTGACTGTGATGGAAGACCCAGAGTATACTAAATGGTTAGATCCATCTGGCGTACCATGTTATACAACAGACTCGGTAAGTCGTATAAACTAGCCCTGGTGGAGTCATTAGACCCTTATAAAACTAAATAATCAAAGAGTTAATTTTACTATTATGTCAACGCAAGGAAAGGCAGCAAAATCTGCATCTGGTGCAGCAATGTCAAAGTATGATGTTGAGGTTGAAGCAAGACTTCAAGCACTTGAATCTCAAGTAAATTCAAAGTCTTCTGATGAGACTAGTGGGGATTTAGAATCAAAGGTGGATGCAATCATTGCTATACTTAAGTCGCAATGGCCTGCTAAGTTTAGTAATCTTTGAGTTTCTTTGTTTAGATAAAACAAAGTGGTGCGGGTGGGAGTTACTACCGTCCAGTTTCTTGCTTCTGGTTAAAGAGCAAGTGGCGTGCATGGCAAGACCTTTCAAGGGCGGTTGACAACAACCGTCTTTTTTAGTATTATACATATTGAAGAGATATATGAGTTTAATGAGTGACTATAAGAAGACTGCACTTGTACTAGGTGCGGGTGGATTTATTGGAAGTCATATGGTTAGGCGTTTGCGCTCCGAAGGTTATTGGGTACGTGGTGTTGATCTTAAGTGTCCTGAGTTCTCTAACACAGAAGCAAATGAGTTTGTGCAAGGTGACTTGCGTGATGTAACTTTTGTCCGTCGTGTTATTGAATATAAAGGTGAACAAGGTAATTTTTATAACTCTGTTCCTTATCGCTGTATCCGTCCTTTTGATGAGATCTATCAGTTTGCTGCTGATATGGGTGGTGCAGGTTTTGTCTTCAGTGGTGAGAACGATGCAGACATCATGCACAACTCTGTGTCTGTTAACTTAAATGTTCTTGAGGAAGTTCGTAAACTGAATGAAACCTTTGATGGTGAAGAGAATGGAACTGCATGTGTTCGGCCTTCCTTAGAGCAACCTACTAAAATTTTCTACTCTGGTTCTGCATGTATGTACCCAGAGCATAATCAATTAGACCCCGATAATCCTGATTGCCGTGAAGAATCTGCATACCCCGCAAACCCAGACTCCGAGTATGGATGGGAGAAACTCTTCAGTGAGCGTCTCTACTTTGCTTACAATCGTAACCATGGCATCCCTGTTCGGGTTGCTAGGTATCACAATATCTTCGGACCTGAAGGAACCTGGGACGGTGGAAGAGAGAAGGCACCAGCTGCAATCTGCCGTAAAGTTGCTTACCTCCCGGAGTCAGGTGGAGCAATCGAGGTGTGGGGAGATGGGTTACAAACTCGTTCCTTCTTGTTCATTGACGAATGCGTTGAAGCAACTAGAAGACTGATGGACAGTGACTTTATGGGTCCTGTAAATATTGGTTCTGAGGAGATGGTTACTATTAATCAACTGGTAGATACTGCTGCTAAGGTTGCCGATAAAGAAGTCTCCAAGATTCATATTGATGGACCTCTTGGTGTTCGTGGTCGCAACTCTAATAATGATGTGATTCGTAATGAACTTGGGTGGGACTATTCACAAACTCTTGAAGAAGGTATTCGTAAAACATACATCTGGATTTCTGAACAAATTGAAAACAAATGAACATTGCAATTTTAGGATCTGCGGGACAGATCGGTGCGTACTTGGAAGAGTACCTAAAAGAAAAAGGCCACGATGTTATTGGTGTTGATACCGTTAACGGTCCACAGAATGACCTGAGAGTCACACCTAACACCTATGTTGAGAGCATTATCAAGAATGCAGACTTTGTATTCTTTCTTGCTTTTGATGTGGGTGGATCTAGGTATTTGAAAAAGTATCAACATACTTTTGACTTTATTAACAACAATACCAGGATGATGGCAAATACTTTTGCCTTACTTGAAAAGTATAGCAAGCGTTTTGTCTTTGCTTCTTCACAGATGAGTAACATGTCTTACTCACCCTATGGTGTGATGAAGCGTGTTGGTGAACTTCATACCACATCATTGAAAGGACTGAATGTTCACTTCTGGAATGTCTATGGCATTGAGAATGATATGGAGAAAGCACACGTCATCACTGACTTCATCCGTAAAGGATTTGAGGGAGGGAATATTTCTATGTTGACTGACGGCACAGAGCAGCGTGAGTTCTTGTATGCTGAGGACTGCTGTGAAGCTCTTGAGTCTGTGATGAATAATTATGATGAGTTAAGTTCTGATGATAATCTTCATATTACATCTTTTAACCAGACAAGTATTTTGAAGATTGGTGAGATTATTCAATCGTTATTCAAAGGCATTGGGAAAGAGGTTACTCTCTCCCCATCAGAAGAAAAAGATAACGTTCAAAAAGATAAAAGAAACGAAGCAAGTACTTTCATCACAAAGTGGTGGAAACCAAAAACATCTATTGAAGATGGTATTTCAAATGTGTTCAATGATATGAAAAAAAACTATGACTGATTTAACACCCCTTAAGCGATTTATTAACGAACCGCATTGTGACCTTGGAGAAAATGCATGGAAACTTGCAGACTTAGTTCGTACAATGAAGGATGCTAGATTTATTGATCTAGGTGTTCGTTTAGGTGCATCATCTGCAGTTATGTCTATTGAGGCTGACCAAAGAAATAATCAAGTCTGTGGTTGTGATTTGGACTACGATGGATTCTTTAAAAATGGTCGTAGATTTGTTAGTGAAAACTATACTTGTTATCAAGCAGATAGTGTAACCCTAGGTAAAACTTGGGATGAAGATCCCCTTGATATTATTTTTGTTGACACTATTCATACTAGAGAACAAGTTCTTGCAGAACTATATTTCTGGGTAAATCATTTGAAAGAAGGTGGGTATCTTATTTTTCATGATTCTCACTGGGAAAAAGAAGGTGGAGATTTGATTGGTGGTGTTGAATGGAAAAGAGTTGATGAAGCGATTACAGACTTCTTTAACCTCCCCACTAATGTAATGGAGATGGATGTCTATGAAAATGAAGATATTTTGTTGAAACACTATCCAGGAAGTTATGGAATGACTTTCGTTCAAGTTAAAACTCTCAGTGCTATTGAAAGGTTTACTGATAATATTGATTGGGAAGATGTATTTAAAATTCGCAATCAGTTAAATGACCTTCACTTTAATCGTAGTAATCCAGATTTTATTGATTGGAATCAAGACATAGAAAATATTGAAAATGAATTAGTAATTACTCCATGAGTTATTATGTTTCTCATTGGTCTGGCCGGTTGGGTAATAATATTCAACAGGTTGCTAATTGTATTATGTCTGCACAAACTAATGAGCAAGAATATATTCAAAGACTAGATCATAGTATTATTAAGAAATTTGATTTATCATTTGGAAATAATGATACTGAAGTATCTGGTAGATTTTATTCATGGGAACCATTAGTTCATTGCGAAAACGCATGTTTTGTTGGTGGTAATGAGATTGGAGTAACTAAGGAATATGCTTATGAACATATGCATGAAACATGTAGGAAGTTTGTATCACCTTTTCTAGATCTACCTCAAAAAGAAACTATTGGAGATGACACTATTGTTATGCATCTCAGGAGTGGGGATAATTATCATAGAATATTTGATCCACCGACGAATTATATTCCAAATCCTCTAGTTTATTATCTAAACTTAATTGATTCCTTTGATAATGTTATTGTAATTACAGAACCAGATGCACAAAATCCCATCATTCATGAACTGAAAAAGATTGATAAAGTTAGAATACAATCTTCTACAGTTGCAGATGACTTCGCAACATTAATGAATGCAAAAAATATTGCATTGTCTGGTGTAGGAACTTTTGCTATGGCAGCTGCCCTTTGCTCTTCGGAGCTTAAGAACTTATACACTACAGATCTATTGTTGACAGAACATCTAAATTATAGTATGCTATTCAATAAGAATGTCAATGTGCATGTGATGGAATTGGAAAATTATCTTCCCGTTTTTCCATGCAGTTGGAAAAATACAGAAGAGCAACGTAAATTTATTCTAGAGTATAGATGAAGATCTTTGTTACAGGTTGCGCTGGATTACTTGGCGCAAATTATAGTCGTCATTTGTTGGAAAATGGCCACCATGTCATAGGTATTGATGATTTGTCTGGTGGTCATAAAGCATTTATTCCAAAAGGAGAAAACTTTCAATTTGTAAAACTCAACTTAGAAAGACGTAAAAAAGTTGAAGAATTATTTGAGGAGCATCGTCCAAATGTTCTTCTACACTTTGCGGCATATGCTGCAGAGGGACTATCTCCGTTTATTCGTAACTACAACTATCGAAATAATCTAATTTGCTCTGCTAATTTGATCAACCCTTGTATCACTTATGGTACAAAGATGATCTTTACCTCCAGCATGGCCGTCTATGGGGCACAAGAACCTCCTTTTACAGAGGACAAACAACCTCAACCAATCGATCCATATGGTATGGCAAAGTATGCCGTAGAGTGTGATTTGAGAATGGCTCATCAACAATTTGGATTGAGATATAATATTGTCCGTCCGCATAATGTTTTAGGTATCTACCAAAACATCTGGGATCGTTATCGCAATGTGATTGGTATCTTTATTCGTAAGACTCTAAATGGTCAACCTATCCTTGTCTATGGTGATGGAGAACAGACTCGTGCATTTTCTGATATTCAATACTATATGGAACCCTTTGATATTTTATTAAATGAGTTTGATGGCGAAATCTTTAACATTGGTGCTGACAAATACTTTAGTTTAAATCAAGTTGCAGAAACGGTTCAAGCAATTGGTAAGAAGTATGGACATGATGTTCCTATTGAACATGGTCCACCAAGACATGAAGCAAAGCACGCATATTGCAATCATGATAAGGCAAAGAACTTGCTTAAGTTTAAGGATGATACTAAACTAGAGGAGTTAATTGAAGACATGTTTGTCTGGGCAATGAAGCAACCAAATAGAAAGGTGAAGGATATGGAATATGAGGTTACAGAAGGAATCTATGAATACTGGAAGAATTGATTATGCAAGAATGTAAATGGCCAAACTCTCCCAGATACTTTAATTCTGATTTTGATCAACTTAGATATCAGTTTCCTGGATCTAAAAATATTGCAAATAACTATTCTCAATCGATGCAGGATATATTTGTACTGTCTATGCTTGATGGTAAAAAGAACGGAGTTTATGTCGAACTAGGTGCAGATCAACCGAGAGTTATCAGTAATACATATCTTTTAGAAACAGAGTTTGACTGGACGGGAGTATCCTTTGAACTGGATGATGAAAAGGTTGAATTTTTTAATTCCATGAGAAAAAATAAGTGTATCTGTGCCGATGCAACTATATTTGATTATGAATCTTTGTTTAAAGAAAGAAATTATCCTAAGCAAATTGATTATCTTCAACTTGACATTGATCCAGCTGAGCAAACTTTAAATTCTTTGAAAGTGATGCCACTGAAAGATTATAGATATTCTGTTATTACATATGAGACTGATGTCTATCGTGATGGACCTGATATTCAGGATGAACAAATACGTATTTTAAAATCACATGGATATCAATTAGTTGCTAAAAATGTGATGACTGAAGGAAATCCTTATGAAGACTGGTGGGTAGATCCTACTGTTGTTCCAGAGGAAAGATGGAAACCATATAAAACTATGTTGGGTATAGATTGTAAGGAGGTTATTTACAAATGAGTTGGACTTTACAAGATTCTGCAGTCATGCCATATCTACAGGTATGCCATGCGGCCGCAGTTAATTCAGATTACTTTGATAATTTTAAAAGTTCTAGTGCATATCGTCATGTTCTAGAACATGTTTCTCAAGAAGAAGGTCAATTATATCTTGATGAGATTGAAATTGACTATCAAGATAAACTTGATGAAATTAAAAAGAATGACATGATTGGCAATCCAGTTATGTTTGACTATCCTGGAGTTGGTTCTATGTCGCCAACAACAATCAGATATATTAAGAACGTATCTGATATCACTAATAAGTTTGGTACTGATATAAAATCTATTGTTGAAGTTGGTGGTGGATATGGTGGCTTGTGTAAAGTTCTTAGTTCTTTCGTTGATTTTGATAATTACCTTTTGATTGATTTGGAAGAGTGTAATGAACTTTCTCGCAAATATTTGTCAAAATTTAATTTACCCACTCTTTCTCATCGTGGAGAAGAGATTGAAGTTGATGAAAACTTTGATTTATTCATTAGCAATTATGCTTTATCGGAGTGTGATCGTGAAACGCAGATGGAGTACATTGAAAAATTTGTAAAAAAATCTGATAGGTTTTATGTGATGCATAATGATTTTCATGTGGATGATGGGAATATGTCCCATAAAGAGTTTATTGAAATTATGTCAGATACTCATGATATTGATTTTAATGGTGAGCATGGTGTAGAATCTAATCCAAAAATTATGTACGGTACAATTAAATGAAAGTTTTTGATTCCTTTATCTTCTTCAACGAGTTAGAACTTTTAGAGATGCGATTGAACATTCTAAATGATGTTGTGGATTATTTTGTTCTTACGGAATCGCCGTTCACTGTAAGTGGTAATGAAAAACCCTTATACTACCAGGAAAATAAAGATCTATTTGGAAAATTTAATGATAAGATTATTCATCATGTGACTGAAGAAATTCCAAATGATTTTAGTCATATGATGGAAAAGACAAAGCATCATGTGGCATATAGTGATAAGGACCCATATGGAACTAAATTTATTGATATTCCTATTCGATTTCAACGTGCAATCTATAATAGAAACAATAGTGCTTTTGGTATTGAAAAAGCAGGAGCTTCGGATGATGACTTGATTATTACTAGTGATGCTGATGAGATTATCAATCCTCTTGTCTTATCTCTTTTGGGTGACTGGTTCAATCCCAATCAACACTATGTTGCTCTTTGTCGAGCATTCTACTACAAACTAAATTTTGTATACCAAGAGGATTGGATGGGGTCTAGGATCTGTACCTGGAAGCATTTGAAGTCTACTACTATAGATCAGCATCGTCAGGATCATGCTAATGCCCATAAGATTGAAGATGCAGGATGGCACTTTAGTTTTCTTGGTAGTGCAGAAAACTTTAAATTAAAGTTGGCATCGTATGAACATACAGAAAACAACACTGATGTTAATGTTTCCAATGCAGAAGAAAAAGTAGAACAAGGCCTTGATCCACTCAATCGTGGAATGACTTACAAATCTGTTCCAATAGATGATACCTATCCAGAGTACATTGTAAAAAATCAAGAGAAGTATGCTGAGTTTATTAAACCATGGAACTGATTGAAGGTATATCATTATCTCATCTGTGTGACTATTCTTTTGGTGACCAGGCAGGTCAGTGGGGAAATATCTATACACACTTTATGAAAGATGCAAATCTTATGAATCTTGAGTTTGTTAATAAACTCTTTGAGGTTAAGAAAAGCAGGAATTATATGACTTTGTTTATTGATAATATTCGTTTATATAAAAGAGAGATTGAAGAGGTAAAACCTGAAGATTGGCCCATTGTGAGTGCAATGATGGAGAAGAGCGATCTCCTTTCTTTGTGTAAAAATTTCCCAGACATGAAGTTTATTATCTTCACTAATCTTGAAGACACTCCAATAGATGAACATATCTTTGATACAATCCCCGAGAACGTCTTGTGTATTTCTGCAGTCAATGCACTTGCTTTTGGTGGCAAAGTGATTCCTGCACCATATGGATTGCAGAGGAAGATGCACTTTAATGATAATAGGAATGAAGATATTAAAAGTGCTATGAGATCATTACCAAAAAATCCTCCGGGACTTTTATATGTTAGTCATAATGAGAGTTCTCATACTGAAAGAGTTGGTATCAAAGATTACTTTAGCGGAAAATCTTGGGCAGAAGTTCATAAAGAAAGAGTTCCTTTCTCAGTCTTTTTATATAATCTAAGTCAATCAAAATTTATGATTTGTCCTAGAGGAAATGCTATTGATTGTCATCGCAACTGGGAGGTTCTTTACATGAGGAGAGTGCCAGTTATGAAGAGACATCCTTATCTGGAAGAATTGTTTAAAGATTATCCTGTCCTATTCGTAGATAAATATTCGCAGGTCACAGAAGATCTTCTAATTGAGAATGATCATTTGTTTCAGAAAGCCCAGGAAATGAGTCTTGATGGATTGACTCTTCCGGATTTCTTTGATAGTATTGTAAATGGATTTGCGCTTGTAAATGGATAAATTTATTGATAAGGCCTTAACTGGTGAGTTGGATTCTGACCGCCATTTAATCTCTATCTATGCAATGGCACTTGCATCCAGAGGTAAGACATATGTTGAACTTGGAGTAAGAGAAGGTCATACATCAGAACCTTTGTATCAGGCAGCAAAATTAAATGGAGGTAAACTATGGTCAGTTGATCTCAATCAACCGACTGAGTATACTCCTATAGTCAATGGTTTTGATGATAGGAATCATTATGAATTTGTTCAAAGTGATAGTATAAGATTTCTGGAAGAGTGGCCTAGAGACCACAAGATTGATGTTGTCTTTGTAGATGACTGGCATTCATATTCTCATGTAAAGAAACAACTTGAATTGTTGGATGAGTTGGTAGGTCCTAGCAGCATTATTCTTTTGCATGATTTGATGTATGGAAATACTGAACCTTTCTATCACTGCGATATTGCTCATGGTGGGCCTCAATGGGATGGTGGAGGACCATACCGCGCAGTTGCAGAACTGAATCCACAATTTTGGGAATGGTCTACCTTGCCTTGGCACAATGGTCTTACCATCCTGCGAAAAAAGTATAGTAATCGATATCACAGGAGATAATAATGTTAGCAGCAAGTATTCATGAACATGCTGGTCTTGGTAATCAGATTTGGAGATATGTATCCTGTAGAGTTTTTGCAGAGCATAAAGGTTATGAATGGGGTGTGAGTTTTCCTGGTTGGAGAGGTCCTTTTTTGAATATGGACTGGGGGAAAGAAATTAGTCTTAACGTGGAGCAGGATGAGGATTTCTCTCCTAATGAAGACTTTGATAATTATTATAAAGAAGAGTGGATTCATCATGCTTCTGCTCCTGGTGAGATTGGTGATGAAGATAAAAATCTTTGGGAACTAGAGGATAGGACTTATATAAACGGAACATTTCAACGGATGAGTTATATTGAACCATACCGAGATAAAATCTGTAGTTGGTTGACATATAATGATGAGTACAAGGTTACAGACTACTCTTCTGATAATATTTGTGTAATTCAATTACGCGGTGGAGATTACACTACAGGCCACTCAATGCTCCCGCCTCAGTATTACCATAATGCAATGGAGAGGATGCGTGAAAATAATTCAGATATTCAGTTTGTAATTGTCACTGATGATCCTGGTACTGCAAATCAAATGATTCCCGGAGTTCCTGTTGTTGGATCTGCAGTTGCTGAAGAAAAAGATCTAGATCAGAGAAATATTGGTTGGTACGTATATCCTGGTGGTCCAGTTTCAATGGACTATAGTATCCTAAACACTGCTAAGTATGCTATTATCTCTGCATCTACGTTTGCTTTTTGGCCTATTTGGACTAATGATAATTTAAAGAATGTGATTGCTCCTATGTATTGGTTTGATTGGTCACGCTCTGATGGTTGGTGGAGAATGAAAGATAGTATTGTTAATGATGATCGATGGTTATGGTTAGATAGAGAAGGATATCTTTATCAAAGTGAATCTTGTAAACAGTTTGCTCATGAATATTATGCTAAATCTGCCTGATGTAACTTTAGTTTCCATAGACACCACAGATGACCTTAAAGGAACTCTGAATGGTGTCTATACTAGTATGAGCGGTATTCAGTTTGGTAAAGTTAAACTAATAACGACAAAGGAACAGATCAAAAAGAATCTTTCTCTTGAATCCGAGGGTATTACTTTAGAAGAACCAGTCTCAGAGATAAAAAACTATAATGACTACAACCATTATGTTGTTTATGATCTACACAATCACATCGATACATCACATTGTCTCTTAGTTCAACCAGATGGATTTGTATTGTTTCCTGACAAATGGGATGATACTTGGTTGGAATACGATTACATTGGAGCTCCATGGGATTATGTTGAGGATGCTTATATTGATCCATTTGGCAATCATCATCGTGTAGGTAATGGTGGTTTTTCTTTGAGAAGTAAAAAGTTTCTTGAGGTTCCTACTAAAGTAGAAGTTCCTTGGGAAACAAACAATAGTGATTTTTATTGGATGCCAGAAGGTGTGGTAAACTATCATGAGGACGGAAACGTTTGCGTACATAATCGTCACATCTTTCATTCTGAGGGATGTAAGTATGCTCCCGTTGACGTTGCTGTCAGGTTCTCACAGGAAACCAGAGTACCTGAAGCAGAAGGAGTAATTCCATTTGGTTTTCATTATAGAGTTCCCCCAGGAGTTGAAGTATCATGATCGGACACAATCACTTAGGACAGAATGGTCGCTTTGGCAACCAGATGTTTCAGTATGCTGCTCTGAGAGGTGTAGCAAAGGCGAGAGGATATGACTTTACTATTCCTGATGGGCCTAGAACTGATGATGAGTTCACTGACGAAGAAGAGCAGCATAAACTTTTTATGGCATTCAAGATGTCAGATGCTAAGAATATTGGTATGTTAAATGCTGAGTACAAGCAGGAGAGTTCTTTTAGATATGATAAAGAACTTGTAAAGACTTGTCCTGATAATGTGAATCTATATGGTTACTTTCAGTCTGAAAGATATTTTTTTCATGCAGAAGAAGAACTTCGTAAGGACTTTGAGTTTCGTGATGATGTAAAGAAATTGTGTGACGAGATCTGGAAAGAGATTGTTATTGATGAAGGACATACAGAGGCAATCTCTCTACATGTTCGACGTACAGATCATCTGATCAAACCGTCATATCATCCGGTCCTTCCTATTAGTTACTATGAGGAGGCACTGTCTAAACTACCAGAAGACATTCCAGTCTTTGTATTTACTGATGATCCTATGTGGGCCTTTGGTCATGAGTTTTTTGCTTCGGATAGATTCTTCATCTCTGAGAGCGACAATGTTCATGATATGTGTTTGATGTCTATGTGCGACTACTGCATCATTGCTAACTCCACCTTCTCTTGGTGGGGAGCATGGTTGGCAAAGCATAATAGAGTCATTGGTCCTAAACTATGGTTTGGACCCGATGGAGAGGATCCTACGGACATCTATCAAGAGGGATGGGAGTATCTAGATGTCGCAAATTAGTATTGCTATCCCATGCCATGATCGTGGTGAGAATGGTCCTAAGTGGTTAAGAGAACTCTTTGAATCAATCAAGAGTCAGACCTTTCATGATATTGATATTGTTATTTCAGATCAGAGTAAGAATGATATTATCTTAGATGTATGTAAAGAATACTCTGACGACTTTGAGTTTACTTACGTTAGATATGAGGGTAATGTACCATGCGAAAACATAAACATTGCCCTGGACAATTGTGAAGGTAGAATTATCAAAGTCATGTTCTCTGATGATGTATTTGTAGATGATACTGCTCTTGAGAAAATCAATGAACAGTATAAGGACCCTGAGTGTAAGTGGGTCTTTAGTGGTTTCTGTGAATTGAGAAATGGTGAATATGCAAGTGAGAAAATGCCGGTATGGGCAGACTCTACTTTAGAAGGTAGAAACCTTCTTAGTAGCCCCTCCGTTGTTTCTTTCCTAAATGATTGTAAGGTAGAGTTTGATACTAATTTAAAACTCTTGCTTGACACTGATTTCTATCATAGAATGAGGTGGAACAATGGAATGCCTAAGTTTATTTCTGACGTATTGGTTGCAAATCGTGAACATGATGACAGGGTGAGCAGTCAGGCAACATCGCAGTATGACTGTGTAATTGAACATTCAGAGGGAAACTGGATGATGAACAGAGGAGAATATCATTATGTACAACAAAAATATCCAGAGTTTGTGAGAAATAGAAAGTATCCAGATGAGAACTGATTTATCTAAAGCAACATTCATTATTCCTATTCGAATTGAGTCGGATGATAGAATGCGAAATGTTATTACTTCCTTAGCTTTTCTATTAGAAAACTTTGAAACAAATATTATTGTTAAGGAGGTTGATTCTAGATCAATTTTCCAAGAAGATGTAATGCCGATCCTTCAGGATATATGTAATGTTCCTGTGGATCTTGTTCATATCTTTGAGAAAAGTCATGAACCACTGTTTCATAGACAGAGAGTTCTCAATGAAATGATCATGGAGGCGAAGACTGAAATTGTGGTCAACTATGATTGTGATGTCATTCTTCCTATTGAATCTTATGTGCTAGCATATACTGGAATTATAGAAGAAATCTATGATGTGGTATATCCATATGGTAGTGGACTCTATCAAAAGAAAGTTATGGCCACTGACATCACGGTATCTAAGTTTTTAGAAACTGGTGACTATGAGTTTTTGAATGCTGTATCTGAAGACTCTACATCTGATTTTGGATGGGCGCAGTTCTTCCGTCGTCAAGTTTACATTGATGGTGGTATGGAGAATGAAAACTTCAAGGCATATGCACCAGAAGATAAGGAAAGATTTTACAGATTCACTACACTTGGATATAATGTTGGTAGAATTGATAAACCAGTTTATCATTTAGAACATTCCAGAGGTGAAAACTCCTGGTTCTCTAATCCACATATGCAATTTAATATGGCAGAGTGGGAAAGAATCCAGAGTATGGATCGTGAACAACTATTAGACTATTATTCGCAACAAGATTATCTTAAAAAATATGCTAGCATTTAATCACATAGGAAGTCTTGGAAGACTTGGAAATCAAATGTTTGAGTATGCTGCTCTCCGTGGTATTGCTGCTCATCATGATTATGATTGGTGTATTCCTCCACCAGATAGAAAGGGAATTGAAAATTATAGTCTTCATGAATGCTTTGAACTATCCCCAGAAAGGAAAGAAGGTGTTATTGAAGAGTTTCAATATGTTCAGGAACCACACTTTCATTTCTCTAAAGAAGTGTTTGAACAATGTCCAGATAATATGAGTCTCTATGGATTCTTTCAATCATGGAGATACTTCAATCATATTACGGATGTTATTCGTAAGGATTTTACATTTCACAAAGAACACTTGATTCCCTGTCAAGAGATGATGCAAGAGCTTAAAGGTCAAGAACCTATAATGCTTCACGTTCGTAGAGGAGATCCTAACCTTACAGATGTTCGTGGATTTAAGTGGTCCTATACTCAATGTGGTTCTATGCATCCAGTGCAATCCATTGAATATTATGAGAAAGCACTATCAAAGTTTGATCCAAGACAACCTGTTGTTGTTTTTTCGGATTCTGTTGAGTGGGTTAAAGAACAAGAGTTCTTTTCAGGAGACAGATTTTTAATTTCGGAACCAGAAGATAAGTATGCTGATGGGTCATTCACACCATATGCTGACTTATGCTTGATGTCTTTATGTTCTCATGCTATTATTGCTAATAGTTCTATGAGTTGGTGGGGTGCTTGGCTTATCTCTAATCCAGATAAAAAAGTTATCGCACCAAAGATGTGGTTCGGACCTGCATATGCAGACAAAGATACTAAAGACCTTTATTGCCCAGATTGGATTGTCCTATGAATAGAATAGAAAATTACAGTAAACTTAAATCTAATATCACGAACTGGATTAAGGAATACGCAGATAAAAATAATATTAAATCATTGGTGATCGGTGTATCGGGGGGTATTGACTCTGCAGTAGTCTCTACTCTCTGTGCAGAAACTGGTATGCCTACCTATGTGTTGTCAATGCCTTTACTTTCAAGTGAAGCAAATGATAAACTTTCAAGTGATTATACTGATTATCTTTCTACGAAATATGAGAATGTTGAAAAGGTTAGAGTAGATCTTAGTAATACTTACTCGTCATTGATGCAATCTATTGATACTTGTACTGATGGTAGGTTCCTTGATAATCAACTTGCTAACGCTAATACAAAGTCTCGTCTTCGCATGGTGACTCTGTATCAAATTGCTGGTTATGTAGGTGGTATTGTTGTTGGAACTGGTAATAAGGTTGAAGATTATGGTATTGGATTCTACACTAAATATGGTGATGGCGGTGTTGACATCGCTCCTATTGCTGATCTATATAAAACTGAAGTATGGGAACTTGGAAGGCATCTTGGCGTAGATCAACGTATTATTGATGCACCTCCTACAGACGGTCTGTGGGAAGATTCAAGGACCGATGAGGCACAGATTGGTGCATCATACGAAGATTTAGAATATGCAATGGAGCATGGTAACGGCCCTGCTGTTAGAATTCTGCACGAATTCAATTGTAAAAATAAGCACAAGATGGAATCTATCCCGACATTTAAGTTATGAAGATTGGAGTAATTGGCGCAGGGCGACTTGGTATTTGTTTTGCTCTTCTTTGCGAGCAAGCAGGATATGACGTTGTAGTTTCAGACTGTAGAGAAGATTATGTAAAGGGTCTTCAAAATCGTACAATTGAAACTACTGAACCTGAAGTACAAAAGTTGTTGCTTGAGGCAACAAATCTAACTGCAACTACAAGTAATCAAAAAGTTATTGATGAATGCGAAATCATATACACTCTTGTTGCAACACCATCTCTTCCGGATGGCAGTTATGATGTAAGTGCTGTTTGGGGTGTTGTTGATGATATAAAAAAAACATCTGGATTCATTGGAGGTAAATCTTTTGTAGTCGGATGTACTACTAATCCAGGAGACTGTGAACAAATTCAAAAAAAATTGGATGGTCATGGCATAGAAGTTTTTTATAATCCAGAATTTATTGCTCAAGGATCAATTGTGCGTGATTTGAGACGTGCGGATATGGTGTTGATCGGTGGTAATAATAGTTTGATCTATGCAGATCTTTGTGAATTATATAATAAAATTCAAGAGACTGAACCTCGGATTAGTTTTATGTCCACGACATCTGCTGAGATGGTTAAGTTGGCAGTCAATTGTTTCCTGACTACTAAAATTAGTTATGCAAATATGGTTGGAGAAGTGATGACTCTTTCTGGTCATGGTGATGAGATTGACTTGGCACTCCAAGCTATAGGTGCTGACACTAGGGTTGGTGGTAAGTATTTGAAATATGGATATGGGTATGGTGGCCCTTGTTTACCAAGAGACAACCGCGCTTTTGCTGCTTACGCAGAAAAACTTGGTTTGAAATATAATCTGGGGGAAACTACAGATAATTTTAATGATGAACATGCTAAGTTTTTGAGAGATTATTTTGTTTCAAAAAATGTAAATAAGTTGCCATTTGGTTTCCAGTCAATTGCATATAAGAGTGGTACTGATATTCTTACGGAGAGTCAACAATATCGTTTATGTAAAGATCTTTTAAATCTTGGGTATGAAGTATATGTTACTGAAGATCAAATTAAATCTCAAGTTGACGAGAGAGTGAATTTTAAAACTCCTACAGATCCTGTATACTGGATTGAATTATGAAAGAATTGCAGGATAAAAACAAAGCAGCATGTAAGTTAAAGGGAATTGGCCCTATCTACTATCTCAATCTTGATGGGCAACCAGAAAGACAGCAGTATATGGAGGATCAATTTGACTACTGGGAAGTTGAAAACTATGAACGCATCTCTGCATATGATGGCAGAGAGGATGACCTAAGTAATATTCTTACTGGGACATATCCTAATAACATGTCTGGTGGTGAGATTGGTTGTACTACTAGTCATCTTAAAGCAATTAAACATTGGCTTGCCACATCTGATAGCCCTTATGCTATAATAATGGAAGATGATTGCAACCTTGACTTAGTTAAGTACTGGAACTTTTCTTGGAAAGACTTTTATGCACATGTTCCATATGATTGGGATGTTGTTCAAATTGCAATCATCTGCACTGGAGATATTCATGTCAAACTTCATAAGAGGTTTGTTAATGATTTCTCTACTGCATGTTATCTAATTAATCGTCATCACGCAGAAAAATTGATCCGTTTACATTGTAGAAAGGATAAGTATAAACTGGATAATGGTTGTAAACCACGCGCTGTTGCTGATGATTTGATTTATAATTCAGGTAATACTTATTCAATTCCACTCTTAATCTATAAGACGGAATTGGGATCATCTATTCATCCAGAACATATTGGAGTCTTTCATCAAGGAAACTTTAATGCTCTTTCTAACTTCTGGGCTCAAAACGGTGCCAACATTGACATTGTAGACTATATGAACTATGATCCTTATCTTGGCAGAATTACTGAAAACAGTGCTGCCAAGCAAGCACAAGAGGCGGAAACCCCACCTTCTTGACATTATCTTAAAAATCAATTAAGATAAATAACAATTGTCACACCGTAAAAATACTTAGTTCAGTGTGACAGTTGCGTAACAGAGCCACGTCGAGGCTCTTTCATCTGCGGGTAATCATTCCGCAAGTAAATTCAAAGAGGAAATTCTAATGTTTAAAACGACTATCGCTGCAGCTGCCGCTGCTATTGCCCTTGCTCCAGCTGCTGCCCTAGCCGGTCCTTATGTGAACGTGGAAGCCAACTCAGGTTGGACTGGTTCTGATTACTCAGGAACCGCCACCGATCTTCACGTTGGCTATGAAGGCGAACTTGGTGAGTCTGCTTCCTATTACGTCCAAGGAGGAGCTAGTGTAGTCTCCCCTGATGGCGCTGAAAGCGACACCGTTCCTTCTGGTAAGGCAGGCCTGGGTCTTGCTGTCACCGATGCACTGGGTGCATATGGCGAAGTTAGTTTCGTCGGTTCTGGCGACGACAACATCGATCGCGGTTATGGAACCAAGTTGGGTCTGAAGTACAGCTTCTGATATTCAATATAGACACATAAACATCTAGATGTTATACTGGGGGTGCGACGGCATCCCTTTTTTTATGGATTATCAACTTCCCCCACTCTGTATTAGAAGTATTGTCCCTGCAGAGACATCAGGTAGAGTACTTTTAGATATGCCATCTCTATGGAGAGATAGTGATGCTATAAACCCTGTAAATATTGATGAAAAAATTGTAGAGTCTATTATGAGTGAACCTTACAGTGTACCTATGTGTCCACCAGGTTGGCCAAATCCTCCCGAAGTTTCTGAATGAAAAATTATTTTATAAACTTCATAACGAATCCTGGGGTGATGACCTCACTCCTGATGTTCGGAGTGATAGCATTCATAGGGGTGGTCCACAATGATGCTCACCTTAGAATGACCAAAGATCCAGATGCTTATGTGAGACAGTGGTGTAGATCATCAGCAGAAAACAAAAAGACCTGCATCAGTTATGGCGGCAACATGGATTATTGATTTTGATAGAATTCTTTAGTTACTTTTTAATTTGTTAAATACTATTAGTATAACTTCAATTCTATGAAAAATGTAAATGGAAAAGAATTGGGCAACTATATCATACATGGTATGTTGATAGCTCAATTGTTTGCACTTATTGCAATTGAACTTTTTGAAGCATCTGAAATGCGTAAGGATAAGTTTTCTTGCAAATTAAATGCTACTACTGAACAACTTGTCTGCACCAGAATTTGATAATTTTGTTACATAAACTACAACAATTGTTTTGAAGGGCTTGACGCCCTTCTTTTTTTACTATATAATATGTAAAGAAACATTACGGAGTGTATCATGACTGTAACAACTGAAGATGGTGGCCGTACAAACATGTATGCCGCAGAACCTAGAATGTACATCTCAGAAACCGACGCACAGCGTTATGGTCTTGAGACATATGCAGAGAAAGCAGAGAAACTAAATGGACGCACTGCTATGCTTGGATTTGTTGCTGCTGTCGTCTCTTATGCCACTAGTGGTAGTGTATTTTTCTTTGGCGTCTTCGGATTCTGACAAATAATATCTATCTGCTATAATGGCGAATAGATACCTCAGACATTAAACATCAAATGACAAATCCCAATGCTCTCTACGAGGACATGCAGAAACTGGATGACATGTACGAAGAACTTCTATGGCATCCAGAAGATGAGTTACAATTCTCTCATGACGGAGAGAAAATTATTATTACCAACAAAACTTTGGAGCAAAACAAATGAATCAAAATGCAGAACGTATTAATGGTTGGGCAGCAATGCTCGGCGTCATCGCAGCAATGGGTGCTTATGCCCTAACCGGCAACCTAATCCCTGGAGTATGGTAAATGTTAGTATTCGCATCGAGTTTGATAATGCTTTTTGTTATTAATGCAGTCTTATCTGATATTGATGTTGATGATGACAACGACG